GGGCTGCCGACAACGGCATGGCGCTGTTCGTGGTGCCCGGCACCGTTGCGGCATCTGGTGAAGCCCGGGCCGAACACATCGTGCAGACCCAGGTCGTGCTGGTCGATCTCGACCACGGCGATATTGCCGCCAAGCACGAACACCTGGCCCGTCATCTGGGTGATCCCAGCCTGGTGGTCGCGTCGGGCGGAGTCACTCCTCAAGGCCAGCGCAAGCTGCACCTCTATTGGCGGCTGAGCGAACCAGCCGAGGGCGACGACATCGCCACGGTCTGCCGAGCCCGTCACATGATCGCCAGCAAGGTCGGTGGCGACCCGTCGTTTCGGTCGCCGCATCAGCCCATCCGCGTGGCAGGATCTGTTCACGGCAAATCCGGCACGGCGCGACTGGTCGAAATCCTCAGCCAGCACGACCGCGACCACGACCTCAGCGATCTGGTCGAAGCGGTTCTGGCCATGCCTCTGCTCGAGGGCGAGGCGACTTCCGAGTTTGACTACAACGACGCCGGCACGGGCTCTGGAACCGTGACCGAGCTGTTTGGCCGCGCGGTGCGCGAAGGCGGCGTCGACGGCACAACCCGCTTTGATGCCCTGTCGCGGATCATTGGCTACTGGATCAGGCGCTGCCGCGAAGGCCACGTCACCACCACCCAGGCCTGGCAAGAGATCGTCGACTACAACAATGCCCGCATCGATCCGCCCTGGGCGCAGACCCGGCTTCGGTCGGAAGCCGAGAAGATCTGGAAACTCGACAGCGCCCGCTACGGCGAGGACTATCTCGACGACACCGGCCATGGCGGTCCGACAGGCGGCGGCGGTGACAGCGGCGACGATGCGGCCCCGGTCCAGCTGACCGAGGATGCCTTGGCCGAGGTCTTCACCGGCCAGCACGCGCAGGACTGGCGATACGTCGCCGCCTGGGGCCAGTGGCTGACCTGGACCGGAACGGTTTGGGTGCGTGAAGACACCCTCAAGGCCTACGATCTGGCTCGCAAGGTTTGCCGGTCTGCCGCGCGCAAGGCATCCAGCGCCAAGCTGAAGGCCAAGCTGTCGTCGGCCTCGACGATTGCGGCGGTCGAGCGCATCGCGCGGGCCGATCGGCGGCATGCCGAGACGACCGAGGTCTGGGATCGAGACCCCTGGGCGCTGAACACGCCCGCAGGCGTGGTGGATCTGCACACAGCCATTGGCGGGTCGCACGATCGGCCCTCCTACATGACCAAGATCACCAGCGCTTCGCCGCAGGGCGACTGTCCGGTCTGGCGTGAGTTCCTGGCCACCGTCACCGGCGGCGATACCGAGCTCCAGCTCTATCTGCAGCGCATGGCCGGCTACTGCCTGACCGGCGTGACCAGCGAGCACGCGCTGTTCTTCCTCTATGGCACCGGCGCCAACGGCAAATCGGTCTTCGCCAACGCCCTGACCGCGATGATGGGCGACTACGCCACGGTCGCGGCGATGGACATGTTCATGGCCAGCCATGGAGATCGCCACCCGACCGATATGGCCAGCCTGCGCGGCGCCCGCGTCGTGACCGCCATCGAGACCGAACAGGGCAGCCGCTGGGCTGAGAGCAAGCTGAAAGCCCTGACTGGCGGCGACAAGATCACCGCCCGGTTCATGCGCCAGGACTTCTTCGAGTTCATCCCCCAGTTCAAGCTGCTGGTCGTCGGCAATCACAAGCCCTCGATCCGCAATGTCGACGAGGCCATGCGCCGTCGTCTGCACATGATCCCGTTCACGGTGACCATCCCGGCCGCCAAGCGCGACAAGCGCCTGCCTGACCGATTGCTGGCCGAGCGCGATGGCATCCTGCGCTGGGCGCTCGAGGGCTGTCTGGAGTGGCAGCGCATCGGGCTGCATCCGCCGGCATCGGTGCTAGCCGCGACCGAGGAGTATTTCGACGCCGAGGATGCGGTCGGCCGGTGGCTCGATGAGCGCTGCAACCTCGGCCCGAACTGCAAGGCGACGTCAGGGGCGCTCTACGCCAGCTGGAAGAGCTGGGCCGATGCCAATGGCGAATATGCCGGCTCCAACAAGCGCTTCTCCGAAACCCTCACAGCCCGCGGATTTACCCGCGCCAACACCAACTCGGCCAGGGGTTTCCGAGGCTTGGAGCTGCGCGACCCGCCAGCCAATTCAACCGCCATGGAGTTTTGAACAATGTCGACCAATTCGCCATCGGTGACGGTTGTGACGGGTCTCCCCCTTATAGGCGTTACACGCGCGTACACGCGCGCCTCTAAGGCCGATAATGGAGATGCCGTCACAACCGTCACGACCCGTCACCCCGACCTGACGGTCCTCGCCCTCGACCTCGGCACCACGACCGGCTGGGCCCTGCGGTCGATGGGCATGATCACCAGCGGCTGCCTGTCCCTCAAGTCCTCCCGTTTCGACGGCGGCGGCATGCGCTATCTGCGCTTCAGGCGTTGGCTTGAGCAGCTGCAGAGCGATGCTGGCCCCATCGGTGCGGTCTACTTCGAGGAGGTCCGCCGCCATGTCGGAACCGACGCCGCGCACGTCTATGGCGGCCTGCTGGGCCAGCTGACCGCCTGGTGCGAGGAACACGGCGTCGCCTATCAGGGCGTGCCCGTCGGCACCATCAAGGCGTTCGCCACCGGCCGCGGCAATGCCGACAAGGCCGCCATGATCGCCGCGGTCCAGGCACGCGGGTTCTCGCCGTTCGATGACAACGAAGCCGACGCCATCGCCATCCTGCTCTGGGCCATCGAGACCGGCGGAGGTGTGCGATGAACTGGTGTCCGCGCGGCTATGGCGGCGAGCGCCGCGACCCCGAGCAGGTCAAACGCGAAGGTTGGCGCGAGATGGGCGTTCTGGCCGTCTGCGCCTCCGACCATCGGCTGAACTGGGTCGAGAAAGAGTTCATCCGCCAGATCGGCGAAAAGCTCTATGGCGGCTCTCCCAAGGTCGAGGGCTGAGCCCATGGCCAAGGGACGCAAACGCAAATCCGGCAAACGCCACCCCTGCGGAAAACTGGTCAGGCCCTCCACCGGCGAGACCCAAGCTGAGGTCCTGGCCACGGTGGTAGAAGCCCGGCGTCGGCAATATGGGGTCACAGCCAGGCAGGCCCGTGATGAGCGGTTGGGATCTGCGCTGGGACGGCTGGCCTTCCGCGGCCTGATCACCGCCGACCAGTATTCAGCCGGTCAGGTCTATGCCACCACCATGGGCCGCTACAGGGCGATCATGGGGCTGCCCACCGATCAACCACGCTCGATGATGGCCCTGCTGATCAACGAGGGCATCTTTGCCAGTGGTGACGTTGTCCACGCCCCTGACCTGATCGAGAAGGTGCGCAGGCAGGCGGCCAGCGTGCAGCTGATGCTGCGGTCCTGTGGTTGCGCGCCCGGCTGCGACGGGGGTCGTGCGGCCATCGATCTCGTTCACCGGGTTGTCATTGCCGACGAGGACGCCTCGGGCTGGCCGGCTGCGGACATCGGCAATCTGGTTCAGGGTCTTGAAGCCCTGCGGAAGCTGTTCCACATCAGAACCGATGGTTCGTGATCAGTTTAACTCGCTAGGCAAGGCTCGTAACAAACTGATATTATTGTGCTTTCTGTGTTTTCAGCATTGACGACACTAGGCGAACACTCTAAACCTTCCGAAATAGAGACTTGAGAACTGCGCCCGGAGCCAATGGCTTTCGGGCGTTGTTCGTTTCGGGCCCTACTTTAGGAGCTCATCGAGAAGCTCATCCACCTTCCGGATCAATGCTTCTTTTTGGGGCATTAGTCCGCCTTGAGCAGCCCACCCATTCACTAAGGCCGAGGCAGCCTCTCGATCTGCAATTTCATTGATACGGGCACTCAGTCGTCCAATTTGATCCATGATCTTGTCGAAGTCGTCTGGCATCACGGCAATCCCTTTGAGTTGCTATGGTCGAGAGACTACGCGGTAGACGGGCAGTCGCCAAACGGTTGCTCCGACTAAGAGCTGAACCTCTCTGTCGCGATTGCTCCTCCGCAGGGATCGTTCGGGAAGCCACAGTGCCCGACCACATCGTGCCGCTGACCCAAGGTGGCTCGGACGAGGACAGCAACATCCGCTGCCTTTGTGCCGACTGCCACCAGGCCCGCACGGCCGAGCAGTTCGGTCATCGCAGGACGGTTGCGACCGGCTCGGACGGCTGGCCCATCGGCTGAGCCCGGGGGGGGCGGGTCGAAACTCAGGGCCCTGCGGCACGGAAACCGCGCATGGTCCAAACTTTTCACGACCGCGAGTTAGCGACCGGGGGTCAAATGACACAATGGCCAGCCGATCAGGTCGAGCGCAGGAGCGTCTCGGACCTCGTGCCCTATGCACGGAATGCCCGCACCCACAGCGATGAACAGGTGGCCCAGATCGCCGCCTCCATACGCGAATGGGGCTGGACGGTGCCGGTTCTGATCGACGAGGACGGCGGCCTGATCGCCGGCCACGGCCGTGTGCTGGCGGCCCGCAAACTGGGCCTTGCCGAGATCCCGGTGATGGTCGCAACCGGTTGGAGCGAGGCGCAGAAGCGCGCCTATGTGCTGGCCGACAACAAGCTGGCGCTGAACGCCGGCTGGGACGCCGACCTGCTCCGCGTCGAGCTTGCCGATCTGCAGGCCTTCGACTTCGACCTCGGCCTGACCGGCTTTTCCGACGAGGAGCTGGCCGGACTTCTGGCACAAAGCAGCGAGGGTCTGACCGATCCGGACACGGTGCCTGATGTGCCGCTGGTTCCGGTCTCGGTACCGGGCGACGTCTGGGTGATGGGCGACCATCGCCTCTGCTGCGGCGACAGCACCGTTCAGACCGACGTCGACAAACTGATGCAGGGCGAGCGCGGGGACCTTCTGTTCACCGACCCGCCCTGGAATGTGAACTACGGCGCCGTCAAAGCCGGCAACGCACAGGGCTACAAGCCCCGAAAGATTCTCAACGACCATATGGATGAGGCCGACTGGGCCCAGTTCGTGGCCGGTTTCTGCGCCTCGTTCTACGCCGTCACCAAGCCCGGTGCGCTCGCCTATGTGGTGATGAGCGCCCAGGAGTGGCCCTCCATCGACAAGGGGCTGCGCGAGGCCAAGTTCCACTGGTCCTCGACCATCATCTGGGTGAAGGACGCGCTCGTCCTCTCCCGCAAGGACTACCACACCCAGTACGAGCCCCTCTGGTACGGCTGGAACGAGGACGGCCCACGCATCATGCAGGTGCCGGATCGCAAGCAGTCGGACATCTGGAACATCGCCCGGCCAAGGGTCTCCGATCTTCACCCCACCACCAAACCGACGCTCCTGATCGAGCGCGCCTTGCTGAACTCCTCGTCGCGCGGCGCCCTGGTGGTCGATCTCTTCGGCGGCTCGGGCTCGACCCTGATCGCCTGCGAGCAGCAGGGCCGGCGCTGCCGGTTGATGGAGCTCGATCCCAAATACGCCGACGTCATCGTCCAGCGCTGGCAGGACTTCACCGGCAAAGCCGCCACGCTTGAGGGCGATGGGCGCGGGTTTGCCGAGATTGCCGCTGGACGAGGCCAGGACATGACCGATGAAACCCGGGACCAAACCCAAGCCGACCCACCTGAAACTGATCGAGGGCAACCGCGGCAAGCGGCCGCTTAATCGCAAAGAGGCGAAGACCATTCCGGCTCTGCCAGATCCGCCGCCGCACCTGACCGCTGATGCGCTGGAGGAATGGCACCGGGTGGCCAGCTGGCTGCACAAGATCGGGCTTCTCTCCGAGGTCGATCGCGCTGCGCTGGCCGCCTACGCCCAGGCCTATGGCCGCTGGGTCCAGGCCGAACGCGCGATCGCCAAGATGGCCGAGAAGGACCAGCTGACCGGAGGCCTGATGATCAAGACCTCCAACGGCAACGCCATCCAGAACCCGCTCGTGGGCACCGCCAACAAGGCCGCCTCCGACATGATGCGATACGCCGCCGAGTTCGGGATGACGCCCAGTGCCAGAACCCGCATCGAAACCCAGGCGTCGGACCAAAACGCCGACCCCGCCGACCGCTTCTTCGGCTGATCGCACCAGCGCCTATGCCAAGGCCGTGGTCGCCGGCGAGATCATCGCCGGACCCCATGTCCGCAACGCCTGCCGCCGGCATCTGGACGACCTGAAACGCTCCGACGGTATCAGGTTTGATCCCGATGCTGCGGCCCATGCCTTCGGCTTCTTCGAGGAGGTGCTCAAGCTCTCCGAGGGCCAGTTCGAGGGCCAGCCGTTCCATCTGGAACCCAGCCAGGCCTTCATCATCGGCTCGCTGTTCGGCTGGAAACGCTCCGACGGACGACGCCGGTTTCGCCGGGCCTATATCGAGCAGGGCAAAGGCAACGGCAAATCCCCGGTCGCCGGCGGTATTGGCCTGTTTGGCATGACCGCAGCCGGTGAAGCCGGCGCGCAGATCTATGCGGCGGCGGCCAAGCGCGAGCAGGCCGGCATCCTCTTCTCCGACGCGGTGAAGATGGTGCGCCAGTCGCCGGCCCTGGCCAAACGGCTGGAGTTCTCGGGCGGTCCCGGGCGCGAGTTCAACATCGCCCACCATGGGTCGGGCTCGTTCTTCCGGCCGGTGTCGCGCGATACCGGCAAGACCGGCTCAGGCCCTCGGCCTTACTTCGTGCTGGCGGATGAGATCCACGAGCTGCCCGACCGCTCGATCATCGAGATGCTGGAGCGCGGCTTCAAGTTCCGGCGCGAGCCGCTGCTGTTCATGATCACCAACTCCGGCTCGGACCGGAACTCGGTCGCCTGGGAGGAACACGAACACGCGGTCAAGGTGGCCGCGGGCAACATCGATGCGCTTACCGACCCCACCTATCTGGGCGAGGTCCTGGACGACACGACCTTTTCCTACGTCTGCGCGCTCGACGACGGCGATGACCCGCTGAACGACCCAGACTGCTGGATCAAGGCCAACCCGCTGCTGGGCGTGACCATCACGGCCGAATACCTCTCCGAGGTGGTGGCCCAGGCCAGGTCCATCCCGGGCCAGCTCAACGGCATCCTGCGGCTTCACTTCTGCGTCTGGACCGACGCCGAGACCGCCTGGATGACGCGGGCGACGCTTGAGCCGCTGCTCTGCGAGATCACGCCCACCCCGGGCGCAAAAGTCTGGCTGGGGCTCGACCTTAGCCAGAACCGCGACATCACAGCGCTCGCCGCCGTTCAAAGGACCGGCGAGCAGGACGGCAAACCCTGTTTTGACGCCTGGATCGAGGCCTGGACTCCCGGCGACACGCTGGCTGCCCGGGCGCTGCGCGACAAGCAGCCCTATCCGGTCTGGGTGCGGGACGGTTTCCTGCACGCGCCGCAGGGCGAGAACATCAATTTCCGGCAGGTCGCCCAGGCGCTCGCCGAATACGACCGCGATTACGACGTCCAGATGGTCGCCTACGACCGCTACGCCTTTCGCCGGTTCGAGGAAGACATCGCCGAGGTCGGGCTCAATCTGGAGTTCGTCGAACATCCCCAAGGCGGCACCAAGCGCGGCAAACCGACCGAGGCCATGAAACTCGCCGCCAAGAGCGCCGACCGCGAGCCGCAGGGCCTGTGGATGCCGGGCTCGGTGCGCCAGCTCGAAGAGATGATGCTCGAGGGCCGCATCCGGCTGCAGAAGAGCCCGGTGCTGATCTCGGCGATCATGTCGGCGGTCATCGAGACCGACCGCTGGGACAATTATTGGCTCTCCAAACAGAGGGCCACCAACAAGATCGACGCAGCCGTGGCGCTTTGCATGGCGATTGGAGCAGCCATGGCCAGCGACACGGGCGCGACGATCGATGACTGGCTCAAGAGCCTGGCCGCGTGAACCTGCTTCAAAAGGCCGTCAGCTATCTGGCGCGCTCCATCGGCCTTACCGACCCGCGTCTTTACCGGGCGCTGGGCAGTGTCCCCACTTCCAGCGGCGAGACGGTCAATACCGCCTCGGTGCTGGGGCTGGCGGCGGCCTGGGCCTGCGTCAATCTGCTGGCCGGCACGATCGCGTCCCTGCCGCTGATGGTCTACCGCACCCGGAACGGCGCTCGCACGGTCGCGAGCGATCATCCGCTCTACCGTATCCTCCACGACAGCCCCAATGCCGACCAGACGGCGCTGGATTTCTGGGAGTTCGTCTGCGCCTCGCTGGAGCTGCACGGCAATGCCTATGCCGAGGTGGTCCGAGCCCGTAATGGCCGGATCATTGCGCTGGGCGTGCCGATCACGCCCGAACTGGTCACGGTCCGCCGCCTCGATACCGGGGCTCTGGAATATGAGTGGGTCGATCAGGGCCGGCGCATCATCGCTGGTCAGGACCGGGTGCTGCACATTCGCGGCTTTGGCGGAAATCCGCTGGGCGGGCTCTCCACATTGAGCGCCGGCCGCCAGAGTTTTGGTCTGGCCCAGGCTATCGAACGCGCCTCGGGCGACACATTCCGCAACGGGGTCCGCCCATCAGGACTCCTCAAGACCGCCGACACCCTGACCATCGACCAGAGGAAACAGGCCGAGGAGCTGCTGCAGGAGAAGTTCTCAGGCGCGATCAACGCCGGGCGGCCCATGCTGCTCGACCGGGGCATGGACTGGGTCCAGCTCTCGATCAGCCCCGAAGACGCCCAGATGCTGCAAAGCCGGGCCTTTTCGGTGGAGGAAGTCTGCCGGTTCTTCGGCGTGCCGCCCTTCATGGTCGGCCATACCGAAAAGACCACCAGCTGGGGCACCGGGCTCGAACAACAGACCCTGGGGTTCCAGAAATTCACCCTGCGCCGACGGCTTAAACGCATCGAACAGGCGCTGGAAAAGCAGCTCCTTTCGGTAGCCGACCGGCTGGCCGGCATCACCATCGAGTTCAATCTCGAAGGCCTGCTGCGCGCCGACAGCGCCGCCCGGGCCAGCTTCTACCAGCTGATGCTGACCAACGGCGTCATGACCATCAACGAAGTGCGCAGCCTCGAGAACCTGCCACCCGTCGAGGGCGGTGATGAGCCCCGCATGCAGATGCAGAACGTGCCGATCACCCAGGCCGGTCAGCAACAGATCCAAACCACCCCAGGAGGTCCCCAATGAGCGAGCTGGACTTCGTGCTGGACGCCAAGGCCCTGGCCGATGATGGCGAGATCGAAGGTCTGGCCGCCGGCTACGGCAATCTCGACTTCGGCGGCGACGTGATCCTGCCAGGCGCCATCGCCGCATCGATTGCCGGCCGCAAGTCGGTGCCGATGCTGATGTATCACGACCAGAAACGTCCCGCCGGCGTCTGGACCGGGTTCGAGGAGACCAGCGATGGCCTGCTCGTGAAGGGCCGGTTCTCCATGTCGACCCGCACTGGCCGCGAGGCCCATGGCCTGGTCAAGGACGGCGCAATCGGCGGCCTTTCGATCGGCTACCGCGCCATTCGCGAGCGGCTGGTGGGCAAGGCCCGCCACCTGATCGAGGTCGCCCTGCACGAGGTCAGCCTCGTCACCATTCCAATGAATGAGAAGGCGCTGATCACCTCGGTCAAATCCATCATCGAGGCCGGCCAGCTGCCGAGCCTTTCCCAGTTTGAGGACTTCCTGCGCGAGGCAGGGTTCTCGAAGTCTCAGGCCGCCGCGATCGCCGGCAAAGGCCTGAGCTCTCTGCTCAAGGCTACGCCCAGCAGTCCCTCCAACGACTTCCTTTCGGCGCTCGCCAGATCCGTCCGCGCCTGACCCCCAACATCCGGAGACATCCATGACAGATACCAAAACCGCCGAGCAGCTTGCCGGCGAAGTGAAGGCTGCGTTCGACGCCAAGCACGACCAGGTCAAAGCCCTCGCTGAAGAAGCGCTGGGCAAGGCCCAGAAGGGCGAGGACCTCTCGGCCGCCACCAAGCAACTGGCCGATGAGGCCCTTGTCGGCATGAACGAGGCCAAGGCCCGGCTCGACGAGCTGGAGCAGAAGATCGCCCGCAAGGGCGCCGATGATGAGACCCGCCCCCGCTCGATCGGCGAGCAGGTTCTGGCCGCCGACGAGATGAAGGCCTTCCTGGCGTCCCGGGCTTCACGCGGCCGGGCCAGTGTCGAGGTCAAGGCGATCATCACCTCCCTGACCACGGACGCGATGGGCTCTGCCGGCGATCTGATCGTGCCGGACCGTCTGCCCGGCATTCTGGCCCCCGGCCAGCGCCGCCTGACGGTGCGCGACCTGCTCACCCCGGGCCGGACCTCCAGCACCTCGGTGCAGTATGTGAAGGAGACCGGGTTCACCAACGCCGCAGCTACCGTTTCAGAAACGACCGGCGCGCTGAAGCCTCAGTCGGACATCAAGTTCGACATCGCCACCTCCAGCGTCACCACCATCGCCCACTGGGTCCTGGCCACCCGCCAGATTCTCGATGATGCGCCGATGCTGCAGTCCTATATCGACGGACGTCTGCGTTACGGCCTGGCCCTGGTCGAGGAAAACCAGCTGCTCAACGGCGGCGGCACCGGCACGGACCTCAACGGCATCTACACCCAGGCCTCGGCCTTCACCGCGCCTATCACCATCCCAGCGCCCGTGACCCGCATCGATGTCCTGCGCCTGGCCGTCCTCAAATCGGCTCTGGCGGAACTTCCGACCACGGGCGCGGTCCTGCACCCGGCCGACTGGGCGAGCATCGAGCTCCTGAAGGAGACGACCGGCGCCTATCTGATCGGCAATCCGCAGGGCGCGCTTGCGCCCACCCTGTGGAGCCTGCCGATCGTCGCCACCCAGGCGATCTCCCAGGGCAACTTCCTGACCGGCGCTTTCCGGCTCGGGGCCCAGATCTTTGATCGCTGGGATGCCCGCGTCGAGGTCTCCACCGAGGACGACCAGAACTTCCGCAAGAACCTCGTGACGATCCTGGCCGAAGAGCGTCTGGCGCTCGCGGTGTATCGCCCCGAGGCCTTCGTGAAGGGCGCCTTCGCTGCTGCCGCCACCGCGGCGACCGCTCCGTAATCCTGCAAGGAGAGCACCATGCTGATGAAGGCGATTGGTACGCTTCATGTGAGCGCGGTCGGGCCGGACAATATCCAGCCCGGCCAGACCTTCGAGATCAACGACGGCGACGGTGCCATCCTGCACGAACGCGGCCTGGCCGTGCCCGTGGAGGGTGGGTCTGCTGAAGGTGATCCCGAGCCCGCGCCGACCCCCAAGGCTCGCGCCAAATGATCACCACGCTCACCGCTCCGGCCTGCCGCGCGGTGAGCCTGGAGGAAGCCCGCCAGCAGCTGCGCCTCGACGGCGACGACGAGGATCTGCTGCTGACCGCCAAGCTCGATGCGGCCCAGGCCGAACTGGAGCTGATGACCGGCCTTCGCCTCTGCCCCCAGACCTTGAGCCTTGAGCTTGAGGCCTGGGAGGACGAGGTCGTGGTCCCGGTCAGGCCATGTGTGGTCACCCAGATCCAGTATGTGGGTCTGTCGGGTGCGGTCGTGACCATGGCGGCCGGCGACTATGTCGTGCGCCGCCGGCACGGTTTGACCCGTATCCGCCCGACGACGGGCAAGGTCTGGCCGGTGCTTGCCGACGACGGGCTGATCACCATCACGCTTACGGCGGGTTTCGCCGAGACCGACCCGGACTTCCTGATCGCCCGGGCCGCCATCCTCGTGAAAGCCACCTCCGAGTTCCAGAACCGGGAGGGCGGCGCATGTCTGGCGTTCGACACCCTGGCAAGCCAGCTGGCCGCCCGATGGATCTAGCCTCAAAGCTCGACACCCGGGTCCGGATCGAGCGCAAGACCGTCACCCTCGATCCGGCCTACGGCACCCAAGAAGCCTCCTGGTCAGTGTTCGCCAATGTCTGGGGCGAGGTGCGCGATGTGCTGCCAAGCCGTGCCGAACGGCTGGCCGAGACGATCACCATCGCCAACCGGCCGGCCCGGGTTCGGGTCCGCTACCTGCCGGGGCTGGCCGCCGATATGCGGCTGATCATCGGTGGTCGGATCATGCAGATCATCTCGGGGCCGGCGATGCTCGGCCGACGCGAGGCGATGGAACTGATCGTGGAAGACCACTCCACCGAAGGAGACGCGCCATGACCATCAAACTGTCAGGCGGTCCTGAGCTGCTCGCCCTGCTGGACCAGCTGCCCAAGAACCTTGAGCGCAACATCATCCGCGGCGGCCTTCGCGCCGGGGCCAAGGTCATTCAGCAGCAGGCCCGGGCCAATGTGCCGGTGGAAACCGGCCAGCTTCGCCGGGCCATCGGCATTGGCACGCGGACCGAGGGCGCGCGCCTGAGTTCCTACGTCAAACTGCGCGGTCCGGGCTCCTATATCGGCCCCTTCATCGAGTACGGCGTCTCGCCCCACCTGATCAAAGTGGCCGAGGAGGCCCGCCCGATCAGCAACACCCGGCGCGGTCCGCGGCGATTGAGCATGGGCACGATCAACAAGATGGTGGCGCGCGGCAGCCTGGTGATCGGCGGCAATTTCGTCGGGCCCATGGTCCATCACCCGGGCCATGCCCCCAAACCCTTCCTGCGCCCGGCGCTGGATCAGAAGGCGCAAGAAGCGGTCGCGGCCATGGGCGCCTATATCGCCCAGCGCTTCCAGATCGGCGACCTGCGCGCGCCAACGCTCGGCGTGGACACCGAGGAATGAACGGGGTCGTGGCGGTCCGCTCCCTGCTGACCGGGAACGCCGCGCTCACCGCCCTTCTGCCCGAGAGCCGCATCACCGCCGGCGTCCTGCCGCAAGGCTCGAACCTTCCCGCCATCGCCCTGATGAGCATCAGCGGCATCGACCGCAACATCCTCAAACCCGGTAGCCGCCGGCAGGTGACCGAACGGGTCCAGGTCAGCGTTCTGGCGGCCACCTATCCGGCCGCCAAGGCGCTGATGAGGGCAGCTCGCGCCGCCACAGCCGATCAGATGCCCACGGTCACGGGCATCGAAAACGTGGTCGTCCACACCGACGCTGCCGGCCCTGACTTCACCGATCCTGAGACCGGCATCTTCATCCAGACCCAGGACCTGCGCGTCTCGTTCCTCGAGACCGCCTGAACAACCCCCGACCCTAGAAGGATACTCCCATGACGGTTCGCACCTCCGCGGGCACGACGCTGAAAGTGTCGGCTGCCACGCCCGCTACCTTTGACTCCACCGGCTACAACGCCCTGACCATGACGCTCATTGGCGAGGTCACTGATCTGGGCGAGTTTGGCCGGGAATATGCCCTAGTGACCTTCAACCCCGTCGGTAGCCGCGGCGTGGTCAAGAAGAAGGGCAGCTTCAACCAGGGGACCATGACCATCGGTCTGGGCCTCGATACCGACGATGCCGGCCAGATCCTGCTCAAGGCCGCATCGCTGGCGGACGCTGACTACAGCTTCCTCGTCACCACCCAGAACGGCGACAAGTACTATTTCCAGGCCCAGGTGATGAGCTTCAAGGTCAACATCGGCTCGGTCGATCAGATCACGACTGCCAGCGTCACCCTGGAACTGACCACCAACTCCGCCGGTGTCGGCGTGGTCGAGGTCCTCGCCCCCTGATGAGCGCTGATCACCGCAGGATTTGCGGTGATCGGCTGCGTCTTTCTCCGCATCCCTCCCATTCGAAGGACACCAGATGTTCGACATCACCAAACTCTCCGCCAATGAGACCTCCACGGTCGAACTGGTCGGCGGCGACGACGAGCCCCTCTATGACGACAAGGGCGCTCGCCTCTCGATCACCGTCTATGGCCCCGGCACCAAGGTCTATCAGCGCGCCCAGGCCCGTCAGCAGAACCTGATCATGGACAAGCTGAAGAAGCGCGGGCGCATGGACCAGTCGGCCGAGGAAAAGGCTCTGGAACAGGCCGAGTTCCTTGCCGCCTGCACGGTCAGCTTCAACGGCTTTTCCTATCCGCCTGCCAAGGGGATGGAGGGCGCGGCCTATTTCCGAAAGGCCTATGAGGACCCGACGATCGGCTTCATCGCTGCCCAGGTCGGGGCCCATATCGGCGACTGGGCAAATTTTACGAAGAGCTCGGCCGCGAGCTGATCCTCTACGTCCGCCAGCTCGCCTGGCTGGGCGCAGCGCCGACCACCAAGGCGCATAAGCACCTCAAATCAGAACCGGAGCCTGCGCCCAGGACCCGTCTTCAGCGGCTTGCCGCCGACGGGCTGGAGCCGGACATGCCGCCCATCTCCTGCCCATGGGTGGTCGACTATCTGATGGAGTTCGGGCCAACCGAGGCGGGCGCCATGGGGCCGGTTCCGGTTTCCTGGCGCGAGATCGACCACTGGCAACAATGCCTCGGCATCGCGCTCGACCCTTGGGTCACCCGTCTCCTGCGGCGTTTGTCGCTGGAGTTTGTCGCTGAGAGCCACAGAGCCCGGGAGGCGGATTGTCCCGCGCCCTGGAACAGTCCGTCCACGGACTTTGATCGTGAAGCCCTGTCCCGAAAGGTCACCCAGACCTTCCGGGCCATAGCCATGTCCACATCGAACTGAAGGGAGCCCAGACCATGAAAGCGGGCACCCTTGAGATCGAGATGATCACCAACATCGCCCGGCTCCAGAAGGAGATGGGCGACATGCGCCGCGCTGTCGGCGGGGCCATGGGCGATATCGAGGCTTCTGCTGGCCGCGCGGACCGCGCCCTCAACGGTGTCGGCACGGGCGGTATGACCCGCATGGGGGGCTCGGCCCGGCTTGCGGGCCATCAGGTCCAGAACCTCGTCTACCAGCTCAACGACATGGTGGTCGGGTTGTTCTCGGGCCAAAAGCCGATGACAGTCTTCATGCAGCAGGGCTCGCAGATCGGCCAGATCGCCATGCAGGCCGGCCTTGGCATCGGCGGCATGGCGCGGGCTTTGGTGGGCCTTGCTGCAACGGCGGCCATGGTGGTCCTCACCAACCCCTATCTACTGGCCGCCGCCGCTGCCGCCGCCCTGGCCTTCGGCGCCTTCAAGATGTTCCAGTCGAGCGTCAAACAAACAGGCGAGCTTGACCGCTATGCCGCCAGCCTTGGCCTGACCGCCAAGGAGATGAAGGAACTGGGGCCCGTCGGCATCACCGTGGGCGATGTGTTCAAGGGCCTGTGGAAGACCATCAGCGATGGCCTGAACCTTGGCCCGGTGTTCACCTCGATCAAGGAGTGGGCGGTCGCCGCCTTCGGCAAGGTGATGGAGGTCGGCAAGATCGCCCTGGCGGTCATCTACGCGGCCTTCGTCGGCGGCTTTAATGCCATCCGCGTGGTCTGGAATGCGCTTCCCGGCGTGATCGGCGAAGCGGCGATCGGGGCGGCCAATCTGCTGATTGCGGCGGTCGAGACCATGGCCAACCGCGCTATCGCCTCCATCAACGCCCTGGTCGCAGGAACCAATGCCGTCCTTGAGGTCGTGGGGCTGCCGCTGCTGGCCCAGATGGACCAGGTCGTGCTGCCGCGCCTCGAGAACCGGTTTGCCGGCAGCACAGGCCGGATGGCCGATGCGGTCCGGGGCGAGTTCACCACAGCCTTTGCCGATGCCGAGGGGATGCTGGACGCCTTCTCTGAACGCTGGCGTCAGAACACCCTCGATGCCGCTCGCACGCGCATCGCCGCCCGCGCCGCCGAGATCCGCGGCGACCGGCCAGATCGCGCCGGCAGCCGGGGGCGTGACAGCGCATCCGACGAGGCCGAGCGCGCCCTGCAGGCAGCCCGTGACTATGCGGCGGCCCTCGTCATGGAGACCGCCAAGATCGGTCGCACCGCCATCGAGATCAAACGTCTGGAGGTCGCGATGGCAGCCCTGCGCGCGCCGACCGATGAGAGCCGGATTGCGATCATTGCGGCAGGACAGGCCTGGGAGGACGCCACCCGAGCCCAGAGCGCCGCCGAGTTCGTGCGCAATACCGTCACGCCACTGGAACTGCATATCTCACTGCTCGGCCGGTCGGCTAAGGCCCAGGCGCTGGCGACCCTTGAAGCCGAGCGTGAGCAGATCGTGCTGGAGCGCGGGGTGGAGGCCTGGAACCGCTATCACGCCGCCCGCGCCGCCCTGATCGAGCACGACTTTGGTCTGGCCCAGCAGCAGCAATATCTCGAAACCCTGCAGGAGATGGCGAGCCTCACCCAGCAGGCCGCGCAGGGCATGTCCGACGCTTTCGGAACCGTGGGCGCGGCGATTGGCGGGGTGGCGTCAGAGTTCGCCCGCTATGCCGCCCAGCAGACCGCTGCGGCCCAGCGCATCGCTGATGCCGAGCGCGAATACGGCAAGACCTCGTTCCAATATGCCGCTGCCCGAAACGCCATGACGGCTTCGGAGATCAACCACTATGGCAACCTCGCCAGCGCCGCGAAGGGGTTCTTCAAGGAAGGATCGAAGGGCTACAAGGCGCTGGAAGCGGCTGAGAAGGCCTTCCGCGCCTTTGAGCTGGCCATCGCCATCAAGAATGCCGCGGTCCGCATCGGCCTCATCGGCGGGGTGACCGCCGCCAAGGTCGGTAGCGATACCGCCCAGGCCGCCTCCGACACCGCCCGCGCCGGGATCGAACAGGGCAACAGCCTGATCACCACGGGCATCAAGGCGGTCGAGGCGGTGATCAATGCCATCCGCTCGATGCCGTTCCCGCTCAATATCGCCGCCGGCGCGGCCACGGCCGCCGTGGTCGCCTCGCTCGGTGTCGCCATCGGCGGGGCCTTTGGCGGCGGCGGCAAGGCCGCGGCTCCCACCAACACAGGGACCGGCACCGTCTTTGGCGATGCCGACGCCCAGTCCAAGAGCATCTCCAATGCGCTGGAGCGCCTGCGCGAAGTCGACACCCTGACCATGCGCTATTCGTCGGCCATGCTGGCCTCGCTGCGTAACATCGAGGCCAATCTCGGCGGGCTGACCAATCTGATCGTGCGCACCAACGGCGCGGAAAGCTCCGCCGCCGGTGTCGTCACCGGCTTCAAGTCCGATGGGGTCGCGGGCTCGATCTCCAAGGCCATGCAGGGCGTGGGCAATGTGCTGGCCAAGATCCCCGTGATCGGCGGCCTGCTGGGCGGGATCACCGGCCTGCTTGGCAAGCTGATCGGCTCACTGTTTGGAACCAAGACCTCGATCACAGGCCAGGGCATCTTCGGCCGCGCGCAGTCGCTGGGCGATGTTCTGAGCGGCGGGTTCGACGCCAGCTATTTCAGCGACATCAAGAAGACCAAGAAGTTCCTCGGGATCAGTGTCGGCAGCTCGACCAGCACCCAGTTCTCAAACGCCAGCCCCGAGCTTGAGCGCCAGTTCTCACTGATCTTCTCGGGCTTCTATGACGCCATCTCGGCTGCCGCCGGGCCGCTCGGCCTCTCGCTCGACGAGGTGCAGAACCGTCTGAAGTCCTTCGTCATCGACATTGGCAAGATTGATCTCAAGGGCCTGACCGCCGAGCAGATCCAGGAGAAGCTGGCCGCGGTGTTTGGGGCGGCCGCTGACCGCATGGCGCAGTACGCCATTGGCGGGCTCGAGCAGTTCCAGAAGGTCGGAGAGGGCTATTTCGAGACCCTGGTGCGGGTGGCCTCCAGCGTCGAGGCGGTCAGCCAGGCTCTGCAGCTGCTGGGCCATCAGGCGAGCGCGCTTGGCGTCGCCGCCTCGCTGGACCTGGTCGATCTCTTCGGCACGGCCCAGGACATGGTATCGGCCACCAACGACTATTTCTCCCTCTACTATACCAGCGCGCAGCAGGCCTCGGCCCGCACTGCCCAGATGAGCGCAGCGCTTGAGGCGCTGGGCCTATCCATGCCCGGCAGCATCGAGGCCTTCCGCGCCCTCGTCGAAGCCCAGGACCTGACCACTGAGGCCGGGCGCGCGGCCTATGCGGCGCTGCTGCAACTGGCCCCAGCCTTTGCCGACCTGATCGGGGCGGCCCAGGACGCCGCCAGTGCCGCGGCCATTGCTGACGAGCGGCTTGGCCTTGAACGCCGGCTGATGGAATTGCGCGGCGATACCGCTGCGCTTCGGGCTCTGGAACTGGCCACGCTGGACGCGTCCAACCGCGCCCTGCAGACCCAGATCTGGGCGCTCGAAGATGAGGCCAAGGCCGCAAGCGAGGCCGCTGCCGCAGCCGAGAAACTGCGCAGCGCCTGGACCCAGATCACCGAAAGTCTCATCGCCGAGGTCAAACGCATCCGCGGCGTTATGGGCGGCGGCTCGGTCAGCTACAGCGATGCCCTGGCACAGTTCAATGCCGCCACCGCCGCGGCTCGGGCCGGCGACCAGGAGGCCGCCCAGTCCCTGCCGCGCCTGTCGCAGGCCCTGCTCACGGCCGCTGGCAATATGGCGACCAGCGCCGAGGGTCTGGCGCGCATTCAGGGCCAGACCGCCGGCAGCCTCGAAGAGACGCTGGCAATCATCGCCGCCATGGCCGGGACTGGGGGGACGACGACCGACGCCGTCTCGCAGCCCGGCTGGTGGGACCAGTTCGCGGCCGGCCAGACGCCCGGCGTCACGACCGCAGCCAATGACAGCGGGCTCGCCATCATCGATGAGCTTCAAGGCCTGCGTCAGGAGCTGAGCGACCTGCGCGCCGAACAGATGACCGCGTCGGCGGCCATCGCCTCTGGCACTGGCAAGACCGCCCGTATCCTCGAGCGGGTCACGCCGGACGGTGATGCGATCGCGGTGAGGACGGCGGCATGAGACTGATCCGACCCACAACCCTGACCGACGCCATGCTGACCAGCAGCACCGCGCCCGAGACCGACTATCCCGCCTGGTCGTCAGTCACCGCCTATACGGTCGGCGCCCGGGTGATCCTTACCGCTACCCATCGCCGCTATGAGGCGCTGGCGGCCTCGACCAATGTCAGCCCATCCACCGATCCGACCAAATGGCTGGATCTGGGTCCCACCAACCGCTGGGCCATGTTCGACGCCCGCGTCGGCACCGCCACCAGCAGGGCCGCCTCGCTGCAGGTGGGTCTGGCCCCAGGCGCGATCGACGCCCTGGCTCTGATCGACACTGAGGCGGAAAGCGCCACCGTGACGCTGACGGTCGGCGGCGTGCAGGTCTATTCGCGCAGCCAGACCTTCAATGTCGGCGGCGTGGCGATCGACAACTGGTTCTCCTGGTTCTTTGAGCCGCTGGGCCAAAAGACCTCGATGCTGTTTCTGGATGTGCCGGTCTATGCGGCCGGGCAGCTCAGCGTGACCCTGACCCGGGATAACCCGGCCGACAGCGTCTCCTGCGGCACGCTGCTCGTCGGTCGCCAGCTGTCTCTCGGCGACACCGAGCACGGGGCCGACATCGGCATCATCGACTACAGCCGCAAAGAGACCGACCAGTTCGGGGTGACTTCCGTGGTCGAGCGGGCCTTCGCCAAACGCATGACCGCCAAGGTGGTCCTGGCCACCGACGCCATCGACGACATCCACCGGAGTCTCGCCGCCCTTCGCGCCACGCCCGTTCTGTGGATCGGTTCGGAGAGCTTCGAGAGCCTCACCGTCTACGGCTTCTACAAAGAGTTCTCGATCGACATCGCCTATCCGACGGTCAGCTACTGCAGCCTGACCATCGAGGGCCTGACCTGAGTTTTCAGGAGACCCCATGCCCATCACATCCCTGCCAACGCCCCCGTCCCGGACGGATGCGGCGAACTTCAACGCGCGCGCCGACGCCTTCCTGGGCGCGCTGCCGACCTTTGCGACCGAGGCCAATTCGCTCGCCACCGAGGTCAACGGCTATGTGGTCAGCGCCTCATCCAGCGCAGCCACCGCCGTCAATGCGCCGGGAACCAGCGCGACCAGCACCACGAGCCTTGCGATCGGCACCGGCTCCAAGTCGCTCACCGTCCAGACCGGCAAGGCCTTCGTCATCGGCCAGTGGGTGACGATCACCAGCACAGCCACACCCGCCAACTGGATGCACGGCCAGATCACCTCCTATACGAGCGGCACCGGGGCTCTGGTGGTCAATGTCGGCCTGACCAGCGGCAGCGGCACGATCGCGGCCTGGACTGTTGCCCTGAGCGCCCCGAGCCAGGGCGGCAACTCGGTGCTGACCTCGGGCAGTTATGCCGACCCGGCCTGGATTACATCTCTGGCCGCCGCCAAGCTCACCGGCCAGGCGGCCATCGCCAATGGCGGCACCGGTGCTGCAACCGCCGTCGATGCTCGCACCAATCTTGGCCTCGTGATCGGCTCCCAGGTCCAGGCCTATAACGCCGCCCTCGATCAATGGGCGGCCAAGGCGGTCCCGGCGGGGGCGGCTGTCGGCACCACCGATACCCAGACCCTGACTAACAAGACCCTGACCGCCATGGCGTCGGCCTCCACGGTCAGGGACAGCGCCGGTACGAGCTATGCCATCGGCTACCGCGAAGTGCCGCAGAACGCCCAGAACGGCGCCTATACGCTCAGCCTCGCTGACGTCGGCAAACACATCTTCAGCGCCAACGCTGGCGTCCAGACCATCACCCTGCCGACCAATGCGGCGGCGGCCTTCGCGATCGGCACAGCTATTACCATCGTCAATGCTGGCACATCGCCAATTACCCTCTCAGCGGCCGGCGTCACCCTCTATCAGGCCGGCAGCAGCAACACCGGCAACCGCACGATTGCGGTCCGGGGCGTCGCAACCCTGCTCAAAGTCGGGACCGATGTCTGGTTCATCTCTGGCGCCGGGATCAGCTGATGAGCGGGATCATGGGCATGCTGCTGGGCGCGGGTGGCGCAAGCCTCACGGTGACCCGCGGCAGCTATGCCGAGATTGGCAAACTGAGCACCTACTACTGCGGCTACGACGCCTCGGTCGGGCTCTATGTCAACTTCGGGTCCATCGCGCCGGTCCCGGCCCTGTTCAACGGGGCGACCGTCAAGGCGGTCTATTCCTACGGCTTCGCCCCCAATGAGGCGCTGGCCTACACGATGATCTTCTCGGGCAATCAGGCCGCCGGTTTCGTCACGGGCCTGACCATCAATGGCACCAGCGTCGATGGGTCGGTTGGCGCTCCGAGCTTCGATGCCACCAACAACGAAACCACATTTTCGCTCTTTGCCAACGTCACGGGCCCGACCCTGTTTGGTCTCTCTGACGGCCTGACCTCGAGCGTCTCCCTGAACTGAAGGGTTCCTCCATGACCGATGAAACTACCCCCACGCCTGCGGACCCGCAGGCGCAAGACCCCATGCTTGAAACCCCCATTGAGCCCCGTCCGCCGCGCCGGCGGATCGGCGAGATCGACGGCGTCCGGGTCGAGCTGGAACTGCACGATCAGCCGGAGGAACTCTGATGAAGAACGTCAGCTACCGCTACAGCGTCTGCCATGCCGACCGGGTGACGCTCGATGTCGGCGAAACGCTGACCTTCCCCCGCGGCTCGGCTGCGCGGTCCCTCGGCGTCCTGGTGCTGCAGGGCCGGCTGGAAAGCACCGAGATCGAGACCGGCGATGTGCTGCTGCGCGAGCCCGAGCCGATCGGGTTCATGAAGCGGTTCTCAGGGACCTCACCCATCAGTGTGTTTGCACCCGATGGCGCGGAGTGGTTCTGCCTGTCTCGCAACGATTCCGGCGACCGGGAGGTGGCCTGCCAGACCATTGACGGCGAGTTCACGCTGGCGGCTGGCTGGGGGCTGATCGTCGCGCAAGGTCAGGTCGTCATCGACGGGGTCGAGGTCGCGCAGGACAGGTATTTCAAGCCGCGGCTGACAGACCTCACTGGCGCCGGCGCAGGGATCATTCTCCTTGTCCGCTGATCTGACGCCGACGGCCGTGGCCGCTTCGCGCCTTGAGACCGATCATGCCGAGATGAAGCGCGAGCTGGCCGAAGTCCGGTCCGATATCCAGGCGCTGCGGACCGATGTGCAGGACCTGGTCTCGGCCTGGAAGACCGCCACTGGCGTGGTCAAGTTCGTCAAATGGCTGTCGACCCTGATGGCTGCGATGGCGGTGATCTACGCCACCCTCAAGGGCCTGGCTGGCCGCTAACTCCCGGAGACATCGATGCCCCAGCTTCCTCCAGCCTATCGCTGGATCGACGAGGTGCCCCCGCTGCCCAGGATGGTGGCTGAGGCTCGCCGTCTCTTCGGCACGGTCGAGACGTCGGGCCCCGCCGACAACCCGGTCATTCTGGACTGGGCGAAAGAGGCCGGGCTCTCCAACGCCTATTCATCCGACGCTGTGCCCTGGTGCGGCCTCTTCATGGCGCTGATCGCCAAGCGCGCCGGCAAGGCCGCGCCGGCCAAGCCGCTGTGGGCCCGAAACTGGAGCCGGTTTGGCATTGCCTCACCGCAAGCGGCGCTGGGCGATGTGCTGGTGTTTTCCCGGGCCAAGGGCGGAGGTCATGTCGGCCTCTATGTCGGCGAGGACGAGACCGCCTTCCATGTGCTGGGCGGCAATCAGTCTGACGCGGTCAGCATCACCCGCATCGCCAGGACCCGCTGCATCGCCATCCGCCGGCCGATCTACCGGGTCCAGCCCGCCAGCGTGGCGCCCGTTCACCTCGCCGCCTCAGGGGTGATCTCGACCAACGAGGCCTGATCTCACCCTTCATCAACGTCACCAACCGCCCGCGCTCCTGCGGGCATTTTTTATGGAGAAACGACATGGACGATCTCAAACCCTGGTGGACCTCCAAGGCCATCTGGACCGGCCTGATCGGCAGCGCCTGGGGCGTGGCTGGCACGCTTGGCCTGCTGCCCGACGGCCTCAGCCAGGCCGATGTGCTGACCGTGGTCCTGGCCATCACCGGCATTGGCGGGGTGGTCTTCCGCAAGACCGCCCGCGCCCGCATCGGCTGATCCCGCTGGCGCAGGCCTTGTGGTCTGCGCCAGCCCTCATTTCCGAAAAGGTGCAGGCATGACCAGGCTGACGATCCGCCGCGGCGGCACCAAGCGCCTGCGCGCGACCTATTTCACCGATCAGCCGGCGGGGATCGTCCGGAACCTCTCCGGCCTCTCGCTGATCATCATCGACCAGAGCGGCAATATCGCCGCGCCCACGGTCTCGATCCTGACGCCGGCCAGCCTCGGCCAAATCCAGATCCTCTGGACCGACGAGCAGACCGCTGCTCTCAACCGCGGGCTTGGCCGGGTCTGGCTGAGGCTCGGGCTGGAGAACACCAGCGGGGAGCGTGAGGTCCTGCCGACCCTCACGTTTGATGTCGAATGACGGCCGCGCTTCAGATCCTGGAGACGGTCCAGTCCCTCGTCGTTGAAACCGAAGACGGCGCCCTGACCCTCCTCATCGAGGGACAGGGCATCGCCGGGCCCACAGGGCCCACAGGCCCCCAAGGGCCTGTGGGACCGCAAGGGCCTGCAACCCCCGCCACCACGCTCACCCAACTTGGCGACGTCTCCGTCTCGGCCCCCGCGGCCGGCGACGTGCTGATGTTCACCGCCCCCCAGAACCGATGGACCAACTCAAACGCGACCGGGCTGGTCGACGGAGGAAATTTCTAGATGGCCAATACTCTTCGCATCAAACGCCGCGCTGCGGGTGGCTCAGCCGGAGCGCCAGCATCGCTCGCCAATGCCGAGCTTGCCTTCAACGAGCAGGACAACACCCTCTACTACGGCACCGGCACTGGCGGCGCAGGCGGCACGGCGACGTCCGTCATTGCGATTGGCGGCCCGGGGGCATTTGTCGGGTTGGCGGGCGATCAGACGGTCGCCGGCATCAAGACCTTCTCCAGCACCATTGGTGGCTCGATCACCGGCAATGCGGCCACTGCCACCAAGCTGGTGACGGCCCGGTCCCTGGCCCTTTCGGGGGATGTCTCAGGTTCGGCCAGTTTCGATGGATCGGCCAACGCCACCATCACGGCGACCCTCGCCAATAGCGGCGCGACCGCCGGGACCTATGGTTCGGCCACGCAGGTCTCCCAGATCACCGTCGATGCCAAGGGCCGGGTTACCCTGGCAGCCGGCGTCGCCATCAGCTTCCCGGTGGCCTCCGTGGCCGGCCGCACCGGCGCCATCACCCTGACCACAGCCGATGTGGCCGAGGGCTCAAACCTCTATTTCACCGACGCCCGGGTCCGCGCGAACCGGCTCGATCAGCTGGCAGCGCCCACGGCGGCTGTCGCCATGAACGCCCAGCGGCTGACCGGTCTTGCCGAGCCGACCGCAGCCCAGGACGCGGCGACCAAGAACTATGTCGACCTGACCGTTCAGGGGCTCGACCCCAAGGCCTCGGTCAGGGCGGCATCGACCGGCAACATCGCCGCCCTGACCGGCACGATGACCATCGACGGCGTGGCGCTAATCGCGGGCAACCGGGTATTGGTGAAGGACCAGACCACGCCAGCCCAGAACGGCGTCTATATTGTCGCTGCCAGCACCTGGGCCCGGGCAGATGATCTGTCGACCTGGGACGAACATGTGTCGGCCTATCTGTTCGTCGAGCAGGGCACGATCAACGCTGACGTCGGCTTCCTCTGCACGGTCGACAGCGGCGGCACGCTGGGGACCACAGCCATCGCCTTCGTCCAGTTCAATGGCGCAGGCCAGGTGGTGGCCGGCGCGGGCCTCACCAAGACAGGCAACAGCATCGATGTGGGCGCTGGCACGGGGATAGCGGTAAGCGCCGACAGTATCGCCCTGAGCGGCCAGGCTCTGGCGCTGCACAACCTCGCCACCAGCGGCCTGGTCGCGCGCACCGCGGCCGATACGGTCACCGGGCGCACGCTTACCGCCGGTTCGGCCAAGCTCACCGTCACCAATGGCGACGGCATCGCGGGCAACCCGACCCTCGATGTGAACGAGGCCAATCTCACCCATAACAACATCGGCGGCACGCTGGGCGTCACCAAGGGCGGCACCGGGGCCACGACCCTGACCGGCTACATCAAGGGCGCGGGCACAGCGGCGTTCACGGCCTCGGCCACCATCCCCAGCACTGACATCACCGGGCTGGGCACCATCGCTAGCCAGGCGGCCAGCAATGTCACAATCACCGGCGGCACGATCGACAACATCACCCTGGATGGCGGCACCTTCTGATGCCCAACACCCTGCGCCACAAACGCTCCACTGCACCTGGCGGCGTTCCGACGACGGCTGCCCTGTCTCTGGGCGAGCTCGCAATCAACACCTATGACGGCAAGCTGTACCTGAAGAAGAACGTCTCCGGGTCCGAGACCGTGGTTGAGGTCGGCGCGATCACCTCTGGTGGTGTCACCGCCGCGCTCGGCTACACCCCGGCCAACAAGGCGGGCGAGAGCTTTACCGGCGCGATCTCGGTGGCAGGGTCGATCACGGCCACCGGCGATGTGACGGCCTATTCCGACGCCAGCCTGAAAACCGATGTGGTCACCATCGCGGATGCGCTGGATCTGGTTCGTCAGATGCGCGGCGTCCGGTTTCTGCGCCTCGACACCGGCGCGGCAGGCATCGGGGTCATCGCCCAGGAACTGCGCGAGGTGGCGCCTGAGCTTGTCGCCGAGAACGACGACGACCTGCTCTCTGTTGCCTACGGCAATCTGGTCGGGGTGCTGATTGAGGCGGTGAAGGAACTGGCCGCCAGAGTCGAGACGCTCGAGACGCGCCCATGACCCTGCAATCCTCCGGCGCAATCTCGCTCTCTAATGTGTCGGTCGAGCTGGGGCGCAGCGGATCTGCGACCACCTCCCTTGGCGAGGCGGCGGTCCGCGCTCTGGCAGGCATCGGGTCCGGCCCGATCTCGCTGTCAAACCTCTATGGCAAGTCGGCCACGAGCTACTGGTATGTCGCCTGCGGCTCGCTCGAGACCATTCAGTCATTCGGGACCGACAGCGCCGGCAACATCTATGCGTTCGGCTATTCCCTGATCGCCAAGTTCAACGCCGATGGCGTCCTGCAATGGCAAAAGACCATCAACCGGACGATCATGACCGGTAAAGCGATGGCCGATGGCACAGTGCATCTGGCCGGCTACTGGATCGTGTCGGGCTCAAACTATGGGTCGTTCACGGCGCGCCTTGATACCAACGGCAACCTTGTCTGGACCCGCAGCCTCGATGCCACCGGCAATGCCGAATACGGCTACGACGTCGATGCGACTGCGACCGACGTCTACCTGGTCGGCCAGACCCTTAGTCAGGGCGCAGGCGCGGGCGACGCTCTGATCGCTAAGTGGAACAGCGCCGGCACGCTGCAATGGCAGCGGTCGCTCGGTGGGTCAGGCGCGGACTCAGCAATCCGCGGCGTGGTCGACGCCAGCGGGAATATCTATTTCGTCGGGACCACGGCCAGCGCCGGTGGCATGGGCGGTCAGGACATCCTGATCGCCAAATACAACTCGGCGGGAACCCTTGCCTGGCAGCGGTCGCTCGGGACCTCCGCGGCCGACAGCGGCATCTCGATCACCTTCAACGCCGCCGGCAATCCGGTGATTCTGGGCTACGGCACGGCCACAGGAAACGCAGTCGTCGCTACCTACGACACCAACGGCAACCTGCTCTGGCAGGTGCAACTGCCTGCCAATTTCTACCCGCGGGACATCACGGCCGACACGGGTGGCAATGTCTATCTGGTCGGAAACAACTATGCGGACTCGACTGGCTTCGTGGCCAAGATCGATAGCTCCGGCAATCTGGTCTGGAGCCTGCAGATCTCCACCCTGGCCGGGTTCTGGGTCGAGATCACCGGGGCCAAGGTCGCCGGCGGCGGGCTGGTGTTCAACGCCCAGGAATGGATAATGATCAAGAACGGGTCGATCGTCCTGGCCAGCAGCATATTCAAGCTGCCGCTCGATGGATCGAAGACCGGGGCCTGGGGTGAATTCACAGGCGCAGCCGGGTCAGTGACCCTGTCGGCTGGGACGTTGACCGGGCTCACGCGCGCCTTGACCAGTGCGACGCGCACGCTGACGGCGGGATCGGTGGCGGCGACGGTCGCGGCGGGGAGCACCACATTCACTAAGACCAGCATCTAGGCCTTCTGGCCGCCTAGATTGCTCCGCCCGTCAGGTCCTCATCCTCAATAGGGATAGGGGAGGCGTTTTGTCCTTCCTCCCACTCCGCATAGGTTCGACCATCAGGCAGGCGCCAGGATACACGCCCATTGGCGCTGGCCCCGGTCACCGCCGCCGCGGCCGATGAAACCGACGAAAAGACGTAGTCCGAGGTGAACACCAAGGCATCTTGCTGCTCCAGCAGAATGCCGCTGGCTACCAGATCCGCACGCAGCGCTACCGTGCCCTTGGGGATGGTTGGGGTGGTCTTCAGCCTGGCCCTGGACCCTTTCTTGACGACGATTTCGCCGCTGGACGTCACCAACAGCTGCCCAGCGAAGCCTTGGCCCCTGAACTCGAAAAGGACGCTTTCCGCCCATGAAGGTGCTGGGCTGGTGCTCTTGGGCAGGCTGGAAATGTCCCCCGAGACGACCTTGAACAGGTCGCAGCCCAGCGCCCCGACCAGGGTCTTGGTCTGATCGATGAATTCTTCCATGGCCGCCCGGTCAGGTAGCGGAAGCTTGCCTTCCTCGCCGGCCTTCTGGGTGTTCTGCAACTGCCAGCGAGGGTTCAGGCCGGCGTCTGCAATAAGGCGGGCCTCCACGTAACGGGCGTGCGACTTGGTAAGGTTCTCGTCCTTGCTGACCATAGCAATGGTCTCGACCCAGAAGGGCTTGCCGCCTTTCCCCTTGTCGTTGCCGGCATGGTACTGGAGCCGGTCGGCCACGCATTCGGACTCGCCGATATAGGCCAGAAGTCGGTCCGGCTGGGTCTCGTCAAAGCCGAGTAGCATGTAGACGCCCGGCCGCGCCAACTCGGGAAAGGTGCCGCGGACCTGCTTCATCTGCAGCTTGCGGAAGGCGATAGCCTGGATCGTCGACATCGAAATCTGGGCAATCCGGATGCCGTCCGGGTCGCCGTCGAGCAGGAAGATGTTGATCGAGCGAGGGCGCATGCGGCTATCTCCGCCGATCATTGGTCGGCGCGCACGAGGCACGCGCTCTGCGGGTCATAGATGAAGCCCGTCAGGCTTTGGTCGCGGATTTTTTCCACCACCTGGTCAACGATGTGGAGTGGCACGAGGAACCATTCGCGCGGTTGCACGGGATTGCCGAAGCGGTCCTCAATCGTGAGGTCGAGCCTGGCGTTGGCAAAGACGCGATGAAGGAGCTTTTCGAGCCGAGTTCGGTTGATGTTGAAAAGCTTGTAGGTCGCGACGATTTCTACGCCAGCCAGCAGATATGTAGCGTCCTTAGTTGCATTGGCGATCCGCGCTTCTACCGTGCCGCCTGTGACGCCGATCTTGTGAATGAGGTCGCGATGCGCAGTGATATCCGGGTGGTCTGACTTGCTTCGCAGCACATAGATCGTACCGCTTTCAAGGTCGTCGTCAGCGGCGTTGTCGCCAAAGAGCGGCCCTGCAGAAGGCTCGGTAACCCGCCGGCCAGCCTCATCCTTGTAGAGCGCGCGCTGAAGAGACCGCAACAGCAGGTCGCTCTCGGTGCCGTTGGAATAGATGACCCTAAGCCGCGCGTCGGTCTCACCGTTTGGCGCTTTGATGGTCTCCCCGACTTCAGCCACATAGGCTGTCTGGCCGCCCAGAATAAAAAACTGACCGGACTGTATGTCCGCTTTCAGGAAGCCCGAATCCTTTACGAAGGGCCGTGTCGTTCGGACTCCACTTTCGAGGTCGATCTGAACCTGCTGGAATAGCGCCTTGAACTTCTCAAAATCCAGGCACCGGTCCCGGCTCGCGATCTCTTCGGCCTCCCGCTTCTCAACGCTAGTGCGGACATGGCGCAGATTGGTGATGTCCGATGAGCCCGCGGCACCTTCCAGCTCAGCGAGCAGCTCATCTTCGTCCATCGTGTCCGAGGGAGCTGGGGACGCGATAGCGGCGCCACTCAACAATCCCTGATGATCGAGCGGCACGAGGATGCCTCGGCAATCATCGAGAACGCGCAGACGATCAAGGCGGACCGCATAGAGCCGCTCAAAGATATCGCCGTCTACGCCATGTAGGGGCGCACGCCCAGTTTTCTCGACGAACCGCTGAATTTCCTCGAAGCCCGCGATAATGCGTTCCTCGCGGGCCGAGCGGCCGCCTTTCTTTTCGGGTTGCGCGAAATCGTCGAGTTCCGAGCGCAGTTCATCAAGGTCGAGATCAGTCATAGCGGCCCTCATCCTTGAAGCGGACGAATGCGGCGGCGCCTTCGGCCATGCGCTTCTCCCAGGCGTCGGCCGAACTGATCGACGGGAGGCGACCACGCTCCTTCTTGAAGCGCACGGCACGCACGGCCAGCTCCTTTGCCTCCTCTGGCGTCAAGCTGGTCCGCTTGGCAGCGATCGCCGCAGCGACCTGCTTCAGACTTTCTTCGCTCATGGTCTTGGCGAGTATGGAATAGGCTTCGCCAAACGGATTGACCCGGTCGATCAGGTCGATGTCCAGATCACGAACGTCCATCGCGAACTTGCGCACGCCGTCAACAAAGGCGGTGTTTGCGCTTTCCTCGCCGAGCGAACTGCCTGCGGCGACTTCCTTGGCCTTCTGGGTGAGGTTTAGCGCCGCCACGGCGTGCTGCCGGACCGCTTCCTGATCCTCGTCATCAAGGTTTGGATATTTGTCCTTTATGATCTTGCCCATTCGCACCTGGGTCAGCTCTTCGGCCAGGGTTTCGCCGCCGGCATGCTCCCCATCAAACAGGCCACGCGCGATCGTCGTCTTGTCCTGTACGAAGGCAGCAATCACCTCGTTCAGATCCTCCTGACAGATGCGCGTTGCTTCCTCGCTCTTGGGCTCGGATAGCCCCTTGATCTCAATCTGGAACTTGCCGGACTCTTCATTGAAGCCGACGTTGCACTTGTTCGGATCGTATCCGCCCTCGCCATAGTCAAAGCCCGGCGTTGGCACGTTCTGTGGGTTCTTTGGCTTAAACTCGAAACGGGGCGCCAGCACCTGCTCCATCAACAGACTGGCCGCGATCGCCTTCAGCGTGTCGTTGACGGCTTCGGTCACGATGTCGTCGGCGGCGGCCGGTTCGGCGATCAGGTTTGAGAAGCGCGCTCGGGTCTTGCCCGGCGCATCGCGGGTCGCCCGGCCGATGATCTGCACGATCTCTGTAAGGCTGGAGCGATATCCGACCGTCAGGGCATGCTCGCACCAGATCCAATCGAATCCCTCCTTGGCCATGCCCAGCGCGATGATGATGTCCACGTGATCACGATTGTGCTTCTGCGCTGGATCTTTCAGGGCCGCTGAAACTCGGTCCCGCGTGGCAGAATCGTCATTGACCAGGTCTGCGATACGCAGAGTGCGGCCATCTCGAGCTAGGACGAGCTGAAATCCCGTGGCGGGGTCTGTGCCTTGCCAGGCCCCCAGCTCCTCAATGATGTGCTCCACCTCCTTGATCTTGTCCTTCGTGCTCTCGCGCGAGTTGACGTTGGGGATGTGGATGATCGTTTTCTCGGCCGGGTTCAGCACCTTCAGAATGTCGTCGGCATACGAGTCCGAGTAGAAGAAATACCCGATGTCGAGATGCTTCAGATACTGATAGCCGTTGAGCTGCTCGTAATAGGTATAGGTGACGCTCTCGAACTTTCCTTCGTCTTGAGGGGCCAGTACCGCCTCGGCATCGCCGCGGAAATACGACCCGGTCATCGCAACGATATGCACCCGGTCGCGGGTGATGAAATCGCCCAGATGCAGACCAAGCTTGTTGTCGGGGTTGGCCGAGACATGGTGGAACTCGTCCACCGCAATCAGCCGATCGTCGAACGCCTCGACTCCGAACTTGTCGACCGCGAAACGGAACGTCGCGTGGGTGCAGACCAGGACCTTATCGTCGCTCTTTAGAAACGCGCCGAGGGAATTGACCTTGCCGCCGTTGTCGTTGCCGGGCGCGTCGCACAGGTTCCACTTCGGCTCGACGTGCCAGTCAGCCCAGAAGCCATGATTGCTCAGCGGCTCATCATGGAAGCTGGAGCCGATGGATTTCTCAGGCACGACGATGATGGCCTGCATGACCCCCTGGTTGGCCAGCTTGTCGAGCGCGATGAACATCAGTGCGCGGCTCTTGCCCGAGGCGGGCGGCGACTTGATCAGCAGATATTGCTCGCCGCGCTTCTCGAAGGCACGCTCCTGCATTGGCCGCATGCCGAATTCGTTGGCCCTGGTTGAGCTGCCATTCGCTGCATAGGAAACCGAAACTGAGGGTACGGATTTGATGGAATTCGTCATGCGCGTACCCCCGACTTTTTCTTGGGCGTCCCCTGGCTGGAGGACATTTTGGTATACAGCTCGAACAATTTCTCCAGCCGCTCGGTGTCGTTCTTGAAGCGTCGGCCGATATAGATGCGCTCCAAAACCTCGTCGTTACGCTCATGCGCCGCGCGAAGGTCTTCAGGCATGGCGTCGGGGTCGTAGAGGTCGGCGATCGTCGCTGGGAAATGTGCCTCGCGTGCGAGCAAGATGTCTTCGGCACAACGGGTCAGATCGGCCTTGTTCTTTTCGGTCAGCTTCGGGATGGGGAAGGTGTTCCACCCGAGTGTGTTGGAATAGGAGAAATCGGTGCGCATTCGTGCGCAGACTGTGCCGATCCAAACCCAATGTAGCCGTGATGCGATGAGCGCCATATTCCACAGAGGAGCATCATGTATCGCAAAACATTTGAAGCTAACAACCGCAGGTGCAGAAATGAGATCGCAAGGCAGGTATTGACGGTTCTCTGAGCTGGTCTGTGGCACAGCGATAAAATACGCGGAAGACTCTACCTGATCGCGGAACCGATGGGGCGAACTAACCAACACGGTTGCTGTGGTGTCTTTAGGCTTACTTTGGCGATCTGTCCGAACAGTATCGAACCGACGTTTCAGTTCCGGTATTTCACTTGCTCGCATTGCATCGGAGTCACGCACCCAGATACACATGCGTGGGGCGGCATTGATGACCTCGGTCGACCCATAATATGGCCTGACAAACTCAGCAGCCCGATTATCCGCTGTCATCAATTCTCGTGCGTCTTGCCGTGAGAAAATCAAAGGCGCCGCATAATAGGGATGGTTGCCGAAGTTCATCTTTGCGACATCAGATATAGGCTGTGAAGCTGCGTGAATAAATATGTCTTGCGAAGTAGCAAGGTAACCGTTGATGTTATCAACTTGACGTGCAGTCACCCCGTCTGCTGTTTCTTCATAAAGTGTTGCGGTAGCTGTCGTCGCTGGCACAATGCCCACGATCACCACGGTGATACCGGCATTGTGTGCCGCAAGGTTAGCCCACTTAAAGGAAGTATGAGCGAATCCGATCTTTTGGCCCAAAGCAATAACGTAAGGCCATAAGACAGGCACTTGCCCGCCTTGGCAAATCGTGTTGGTCGCAACGAATGCGGCGGCACCCTTTGTTTGATTAATAAATTGAGCGGACTTTATGATCCATCCTGCAACATAGTCTAGATTTCCCCACCGCTTCATCAATGGAGAAAAAACGAATTCAAGATCCTCTTTCTGCAATGCAGACTGTTTATTGTAGCCCGAATACGGCGGATTCCCACAAATGTATGTCTCGCCACCTTCATTCTCGAAGTCGATCTGTGCCTGATTAAGCGGCGTATGAAACAGGTCGTCAGCGTGGTGCTTCACACCTGTGCCCGTCGGCGGACAGATGCTAAGCCAATCGAGCCGCAGGGCGTTGCCGCAGGTGATCCAGTTCTGAGCATCGAGCGGCAGGAAGTCGCGAAGCGCTTCTTTCTGGCCGCGATAAAGCACATCGCACTGGTACTCGGCGATGATGAGCGCCAGGCGTGCGATCTCGGCCGGAAAGTCGCGCAGTTCGATCCCGCGAAAATTCGTCAGCGGAAGCTCGGAGCGATGGTCGGCCTCGTCTCTGCGGCGATTGATCTCCGCTTCGATGGCCCGCATTTCCTTATAGGCGATGACCAGGAAATTGCCGGAACCACAGGCCGGATCAAAAACCCGAATCTTCGACATACGTTTGCGCAGGTTGAGTAGCATGCGCCCGTTGTCGTCCGCCTCCTGCAGCTGGGTTCGCAGGTCGTCGAGGAACAGCGGATTCAGCACTTTCAGGATGTTCGGCACGCTGGTGTAGTGCATGCCCAGCGCGCCACGCTCGTCATCATCGGCCACGGCCTGGATCATCGACCCGAAAATGTCCGGGTTGATCTTCTTCCAGTCCAGGCTGCCAATGTGCAGCAGGTAAGATCGCGCGATACGGCTGAACCGCGGGACATCTGTACTTCCAGAAAACAGCCCGCCGTTCACATAGGGGAAGCCGTCGGCCCAGCGCGCAATGCCGGCGTTCACTCGATCCGGAAGCTTTGTGTTCATGGCGCGGAACAGCTCGCCGATCACCTCATGGGTATTGGACGAGTCCTTCGCGCTCATGGTCTCGATGGCAGGCGTGAAGGTGACGCTGCCACTGAAAATCTCGGTGTCCTCCGCGAAGAAGCAGAAGATCAGTCGCGCCATGAAGTGGTTCATGTCGTGCCGGCGCTGCGCGGTGCCCCATTCAGGATTGTCCTTCAGCAGTTCGACATAGAGCCGATTCAGACGGCTGGTCGCCCGAATGTCGAACGAGCTCTCACGGAGCTGCTTGACCGTGGTGATGCCGGCCAGAGCTAGGAAGAAGCCGAAGTGGTTCGGGAAATCGGCGTAGGTACAGGAGACTGGCGGATCATCTGACGTGATGTCTTCCGCCTCGAACAGCTCTCCATCGGTGGCCAACACAAAGCGTGCTTTCGCCCGCGCCGTCGCGGGGCTGGCCTTCAGGGCCGCGAGCGTCCGTGTGACCTCACCTGGTTTGCAGGTGGCGATGTGGATGTTGTTCGTCTGAAGAACGCCGCCCAGGTCCGACTTGTTGGACTCGCCCTTGCGCAGGCGCTTAAGGGTGGTCTCCTTGTTTCCGAATGCCTCCAGGAACGAATAGGGGAACTCTTCAGCGTCGAAGGGGCGCTCCGCCAGCGTAGAGATGGCTTCCTCGATCTCAACAGCGTTCATTTGGCCCTCCCGCTGCGCGCATCTTTGGCCAGGTCGCCTTCATTGCCGTCGTCGAGGGCCTGCAATCGTTCGAACTCCTCGACCGCCATAACGACCAGCACAGGCCGATCGTACTTGGTGATCGCAACCGGTGCCGACCGCGCCATGTCGACCATCTCGCCGAACTTGTTCTTTGCCTCTGCAGCCGTGAAGGTGCGCATGCGAATCTCCGCCAAGGCGGAGAGATTTAGCTAAGTTAGCCATAAAGACAATGGTTGTGAGTTTGCGAGATACACGTGCGGCCAGCGAGAGTTCGCCTTCAGGCTCCCTTCCACCGCCACTGGCATCTGAAAAGATTAAACTTTTCCGCTTAAGAGGGATCCATTCGGTCCTGTCAGAGCAAATGCACCGGCTAGCGGAACGCGGCGGATCGGGTAGGGCGGGGCGATGCCCAGACTCAG